GGCGAGCCTCTCGCCCTCCTGCCCGCGCAACCGGCACCGACCCAGATCGAGGCCCGCGAGTGGAACGGCCACCCGATCCAACGCCGCCAGATGGATGGCTACGTGAACGCCACGGCCATGTGTAAAGCCGGTGGTCGCCGCTGGAACCACTACGTCACCAACGACCGCACAACCGAGTACCTGCAGTCCCTTTCGGGGTCTGCCGGAATTCCGGCCGACCTGTTGGTGACCTCCATCGGCACCGGCCCCAACCACCTGCGGGGCACCTGGATTCATCCCCGCCTGGCGGTGGACCTTGCCCGCTGGATCTCACCCTCCTTTGCCGTTTGGATGGATGGCTGGTTCCTGGAGCAGCAGTTCCAGCCCGCTCCACCCGCCTCACCGCTCACCACCAACCACCGCCAGCCCGTCACGAGCTACCGAGGAATCCTCGGCAACTCCCCCCGCATCGTGATCCACGCTGCATCGGACGAGGAAGCCCTTGCGTGCTGGGAGCAGGCTGTAGCCGCCACCCTGATGGCTGGTCTGACGCGCCACCGCTCGCGCACCCTCAGGCTTGGGGCTAGCCCCCGTTATGAGGTGGCTCTCTCCGCCTGATCCCTGGCCCGCCGGGAGCCTATCCCGGCACTTCCGCATCAAACCACGCTCCTCACCATTCATGGCCCAACCCAAACGCTTCGAGATCAGGCTCACCATCTTCCTTGAGGGGGATCAGGCTTTATGCACAGACGACGTTGCCGTGCAAACCGCCGAGTATCTGCGCAGTCGAGTGGCCCCCATGCTTGACCAGGGCTTCCGCTGCTGCACAGACGACAAAGCATCGTGGGACTTCACCGTTTCGCCGGTTTAGCTGCAGCTTGCCCTGATCTCTGGCCCTGGCAACCGCCGGGGCTTTCCTTTTGGCGCAGTTGTTACGGTTTCTGAAACGCAACGACGGCAGGGCTTTGCGAAAGCGGGCTTTACGGCTTATGATTTGAGGACCGGGGCAAAGGCCCGGCACCACAACCGACCGGCTACCAGCCATGCCCTAGCCCACGGCCCCGTCGAGGCCTATTCTGCATCACCACCACCACCCGACCTGTACCTCGCTTTTTGCACCCTCCCAATGAAAATTCAAATTGACCTAGAAAACATTTTTTGCGACGAAAACGGAAACCCTGAAGAGTCAATAGATGAATCGATTAGACGGCAAGTTGTTGCTCGCTTAACGGACGACTACCGGAAACGGCTTTTTAACCGGTTTGACGAGAAGCTTGCAGCTATCATACAAGCTCAAATTAAGGAAGCTCTGCAGTCGCATATGCCGTCATTGGTAGACGACATCATGAACGCCGAGTACACCCCCGTTGACAGCTACGGGCGCTCTATGGCTCCGACAAACTTCAAGAGAGCAATTATCAAGGAAATCAGCTCAGAGCTTAAGTACGCCCCCAAGACTTACCAAAGTGAGCAAAACGCTTTTACGACAGCGGTAAAAGGTGTCGTGGCTGAGCAGCTGAACGCGTTTAAAAAGGAATTTACGGCGCAGATAGATGACACTTTTAAAGCTCAGGCCTTGGCCTTTGCCGTACAAAAGCTTCAGGAAAGACTGGGCCTGCCTAAATAGCTTCCCAGTCCTGCCCCACACCACCATCCCGACCGCCCATGTCCACCCCCCTCGCCGACGCTCTGCTCACCATCGAAGAGCACCCCCTCTGCTCCATCGCCAGTGAGCGGCAGGGTGATGATCTGGCCCCCTGGTTCTACGTCGAGAACGACGACAACGACGACTACTGCGATGTAGACACCCTGCCAGCCACCTTAGCCAGCTACGACGAGACGCAGGCCCCTTACTCCCTCACCGTGCTCCTACCGGTTGAGGAAGAGGCTTTCGCGTACGCCTAGCTGCTGCGCTTTCCAAACCACACCGCTTTGATACGAACATGAACAACAATCAGATTATTGATTCAGCTATTGAGATCGTGCTTGCCGAAATGCGTCTTCTGTCTCCAGGCGACACAGCAGCGCACGCCAGCGATGAAAACACGTACGAGTTTTTTCGATACGAAAATGGCAATGCCATTGTCGGCTGGAACGGCACAATTAAATCCTTTCCAATAAGAGAAGTATTTGATCCAAACATTGTAAAGAAGGTCGCGCTTGATATACAAGAAAGATTACTTTTACCGTCTAGGAACTAACGGCTCAGAACATTCCAAGCCAAACCGCCCCACCACCAATGCCCACGATTACCCACACCCCCCGCCAGCAGCCTGTAGCCACCGCCCTAGATCAACTGCTGGCCGATGCCGAGGCCACCGCCCGCGCCATCGAAGACAACTCCCGCGAAGACGGCATCCCCGTAGATGCCTTGGCCCTCAGCAACTGGAGGAGCCGCATCTATCGCATCACCTCCGCCCTCACCAACGCATCCATCCCCACCCCCGCGCCATTCCTGCCAGCCTTCCCCTCCTTCACCGGCAAGGAACTGCTCTGACCCTCGGGGCATGGCCCGGTGAGTTGCCGGACTACCTGCGCTCCCTGGTGATGCCATCCACTGCTCGGGTTAGGCGGTGGAACACATGGCCTCTCACCTGCATCGGGACCCGTCGAGGTCTGCCGTTGATTCCAGGGTCTTCATGCCCCAAGAGAACGGCAGCAAGCGCAGCGCCTGTTAGACCCCGAACCCTTTCACCACCACCCCATGACCTTCTCGATCACCTACCACCGCTCGAACCGTGCAAATACCATCCTCCCCAGCATCTTCCAGAACAGCAAGACCCAGCACACCGAATGGGTCACGCCTGACGGCTGGAACGCCCGCGACGCCAAACAAGCCTTTGAGGCCCAGCACCCCGGCGCCGTTGTCCTTCGTTGTGACGCCATCCCCTGCGAGGTGCGCGTTTGAGCCGTCCCTTCCCACGGTTTCTAATCGCCGCACTGCTAGTGCTGCTGATCGCGCAGAGGAGGTGCTCCAGACCGAGCGCCGCCGCCACAGTGAAGCCTCCGATCGCCGAGTAGGGCCAGCCATCCTGGTCATCTTTCTGTTATTGGGGGCCGTCATCCTTGGTCAGGCTCTAGCCCTGCGGGACGCACATCAGCAACTGCTGCACGAACGCCACGTAGCACCGAGGGCCCGATGAGCGAGACGAATGACCTAACGCCCTGTTGCGCTAACTGCCGGTTCCACGTCGAGCAAGACGATGGACAGGGCACCTGCAATCGTTACGCCCCTAGGCCAGCGCAAAGCGAAGACTGGGCTGAGTGGCCGTGGGTGTTGCCTCGTAACTGGTGCGGCGAATGGGCTCAGCCTCTCAGCGATGACGAGCTGTTTGCCGACTTCCTGGCACGCAATGCAGGCGCAATCGCAATGCCCCTGCCTGCCGGGATCCCGGTGCTGCCCACCGACGACCTTTCGACCAAACCTGCCGACCCTTCAGTGATCACCTACGACACCCCCTTCGAGGATCCCCTTCGATGACCTTCCAGATCAGCTGGTACATCAAACGCACGCCTGGCCCCGGCCGCCGCGCACTCGTCGGCACAGAGCGCTTTGAACTGTTCACCGAAGCGTCAACGCGCACCGAAGCGCTGTTGGCCGAGGGAATGGAAGTGCGAATCCTGCCCTTGGAGGTAAAAGGATGAGCAACTTACTGTCGCCTGAAGACCTCGCCTGGCTGCGCCAGTGCGCTGCTGTGTATTCGCTGAATGAATAACAACAATTTTTTGTGATGACCCCACCGCTCAAAATCCCATGTCTAAATCACCACCCCTCAACCTGCCCGAAATCCTGGCTAGCCACGCTCGCTGGTTGGCCGGCGACCCCAGCGTCCAACGCGCCGATCTGCGCGGCGCCAATCTGGTCGGGTGTACTGGTATCGCAATCGCAGCCGATGCTCCTCAACGCATCAAGGCCGCCGCGGCTGCCGCGCTTCAGGACGGCGCGCTGGAGATGGGCGCTTGGCACAGCTGCGACACCACACACTGCCTAGGTGGCTGGCTGATCCACCAAGCCGGGGAGGTTGGCAGGTTGCTTGAGGTGGCAGTCGGCTCGGGCGTCGCCGGCCTAATGCTCGGCGGCGTTGATGCCCACAGCCATTTTTACGACAGCAACGAAGCTGCTGCCGAGTGGCTGCGTTCGGTGCTGGCGCAGCCTGAGGCGAAGTCGTGATCGAACCGCTATCCCCCCAGGCCTTGGCCTGGGTACGTCAATCCGCCGCCGTTGGCCTCGTCACGTCTCAGGCGCTGCTGCACCTTCTGGAGCGAGTGGCAGCGCTGGAGGCTGCGCAGCAGCAGCCGCATAAGGCCAGGCTTTACCGGCTAATTGTGCTGGATCGAGGCGACGACGAGCCCACCCCCGAGGCTGCCCCGGTGGCCGCCCATCCCAATCACGAAGACAGTGAATTCACCGACCAAGAGTGGGCCGAAATCAATCGGTGGAGGCAGGAATCTTCAGATCTCCAACCCGCCCCGCCGGCCGCGACTGCCGGGGGATTGGTGGAGCGGGTGGGTGGAGCCATGGAGCGCGATTACGTCATAGCTGACATCGAAGGGACCTGGGACGCTCAGGCCCGCGCCGCAATCCGCGAGGTGGCGGCGTGGCTTGATCAGCAGGGCCGGCCTACCAGCTCGTTGATGCTGCGTGAGGAGGCAGATTTAACCACCACCACGGAAACACCATGAACACCGACTTCCGCGCCCTGTGTGCTGAGCTGCTGCAGCCATTGGCTGAATACGACGACGCCAATCCTTACCACGAACACCGCGCCTTGATTACCCGCGCCCTGTGTGCTGAGCTGCTGGAGCCATTGGCTGAATACGACGACGCCAATCCTTACCACAAACACCGCGCCTTGATTACCCGCGCCCGCGCCGCCCTGGCGGCCCAGCCGGAGGGGGAGGGGCCGAGCTTTGCCGAAGTTGACGAGCTTTGTGCCGAGTTCGGGTTTCACCTTAACGACGATCGGGGGGAAGGCCTAGAAATCCTCCAGGAGATGATCGGCGCCTCCATCGCCCGCTGGGGCCGCCCCACCGCCCCGCCAGCGCCCTACTCACCCGCCGAGTCCCTTGCGGCTCGCCCCCTACTGGAGCAGGTGGCTGCAATGGCTGACTGCATCGGCGCTCACACCGTAGCCGGAATCACGACGATCAGCGACCGCGCCGCAGCATGGCTGCGCGAGAACCCACCAGGTCAGCCAGTTGCGATTGAGCCACGAGGTTGCCCGTTGCCAGGTGCTTGTTCCTGTGTTGCCCCCACCGCCCCACCAGCCCCGGAGGTGGCGGAGGTGGTGTCTGCATTGGAACAGGATGCGGATCGTGGGGATGAGTTTTAGGACGTGAGCAATACGACGGCGGAGCAATTCACCCGCGCCGCCACCCTGCTCCAGCAGCAGGCCGCGCCCGCCCCGGTGCCGGTGGCTGAGCGACTGCCGGACTCGCGCCCCGAGTCAGAGGGAGGGGATTGCGATGCCGAGGGGAGGTGTTGGGTCCTCATGCCACGGTCGGCCACACCATGGCCGAATTGGACTTTGGGCTGGAGGGGCCACCTGCAGCCTTACCACTCTCACTGGCTCCCCGCCAGCGCCATTCCAGCACCAAGCCCGCACCATCTACGAACCCATCACCAAATGACCACCACACCCGAGCGGCAAGATGCCTTCTTTCCCGGCATCGGCACAATCCGTAATCCCCACCCAGCCGGCCCGATCCCTGATTGGCGCATCCGCCAGCTTGCAGAGCAGGGCATGATCAGCCCGTTTGAGGCTGGGAAGATCCGGGAGGTGGAGGCGGCCGCGTGCTTTCAAAGCGAACGCGCTTCGCTACTGGACCTTGATTGGCCGCCAAAGCGACCGGTCATCAGCTACGGCACCAGCTCCTACGGCTACGATCTCACGCTCTCGCCTAAGGAGTTCCGCATCTTCCGGCACGTCCCCGGCCTGATCGTTGACCCCAAGAACTTTGATGACCGCTGCCTGGCTCACGCAGGGCTGCAACACGATGAGCGGGATGGCGACTACTTCATCCTCCCCGGCCACACCTACGGACTTGGGGCAGTAATCCCCTACCTCAAGCTCCCATCCAATGTCACCGCCCAGTTCATCGGCAAGAGCACCTACGCCCGCTGCGGCATCATCGTCAACCTCACCCCAGGCGAAGCCGGCTGGGAGGGCCACCTGACCCTGGAGATCAGCAACAGCAGCGGCTCCGACTGCCGCATCTACGCTAATGAAGGGATCTGCCAGGCACTCTTCTACGAAGGGGTGCCCTGCAATAACCCCTACGGTGATGGCAAATACCAGGGGCAAGCGGCTGGTGTCACTCTCGCCAAGGTCTAGCGCTTGCGTGGGTAGCCGTTGCCGTTCCCAAACGGCAATTATGGCTTAGACTATGGGCGACCGCAACGCCGCGCTACCCGTGCCTGCTGGCCGCCCAAGCAAGCTCACACCTGAACTGGTGGAAGCAGCCAAGCAGCACGCAGCGGATGGCTTGCCCGTTGGAATGATCGCCAGTCTTCTCGGGGTTCATCGAGCCACCTGCAGCACCTGGATCAAGAAAGCAGACGAAGAGGAGGAAGGCAGCCTTCATCACCAATTTCGCGAAGCTATCTTTTTTGCTGACGCGGAATATTGCCGCAACTTGCTGACTGGGATAAAGAAGCAGGCTGATGGAGGCAACCCTTGGGCTGCAACCTGGCTGCTGACGCATCATCCCAGACTGCGTGATCACTTCTCGGATGCTGCCGCCGATCGCCGCGTAGAGCGCAAGACCATCGCCACCGTGATGGATGCCCTTGCCTCTGCTGGGCTCACCCCAGACGATGAACGGCGGGTGCTGCTGCAGATCCAGGCCCGTGGCCTTGGGACGCCTCCTACTGATGAGGGGGAAGGATGAACGATCTCGTCCGCACCCTGCTGGCACGACGGCCCTATGTGAGTGAAGGCACCCTGCTTGATTGCCTGGAGCTTGCCGAATGGCTGGATATGCGCATCCGGGCAGGCATTGTCCCGGAGATTACTACCGCTGAGATGATGAGCCGGTGGCAGTGTTCGCAGTCCACCGTAGGCAGGCGGATTGCGGCATTGCGTGAGCATCAGTTGATTGAGGTTACGGACCACCCAGGACCCGGCGCCTATTGGGCGGTGTATCGCGTGGGGCCGGTGGGATGACAAGCACGCAGCTCTGCCTCAGCGATTACCTGCAAACCAAAGTAGTGCAGGAAGCCAGCACAAAAGCACCCTCATGGATCGCTGCTTGTTGGAAGGCGCATAAAGAAAGAATCCTTGACGACTGCCTCGCCATTGAATGGACTGATTCAATGGAGGAGTGGGAAAGGTGCTGGTGCTGCGGACATGACGTAGGCAAGAGATTGCAACGCTGCCATATAGTCGCAAAGTCAATAGGGGGAGAGCCCGATCCCTCAAACATTGTCCCTTTGTGTCGCTACTGCCACGATTTGATGCCAGACACACCAGATCCAGAGTTCTTCTGGAGCTGGATTAGTAAGCAGCAAAATCCTATGTCCGGCTTGGGGCTGGGCCGCTATTGGCCTCTTATGCAATCAATTACGGATGCACTTCAGGGCAAAAATGTGTCTAGTGTTGATCATGATGCAATAGCTCGTCAGATGAGAGAGCAACTAAGAAAGACGGCAATTCATTTTTCGCAAAGCGGTAAGGGTCCTGAAACTAAAATTTCCTCCATTGAATGGGCTATTACGTCTGCCCTGAAGGACTTACCGGAGAAGGCCGCATGACCCCCATCCGCGCCCCTGACGCCTCCTCGCGCCTTGCCATGCTGGAGCTGGAGCGTGATGCTGCCCTCCCCTGCACCACAGACCTCAGCCTGATTGGCGCCAGCCTTTACGACACCCTCAGCGATCCCCAGCGCAGCGTCTACGACGACCCGGCCCGGTTCAAGTACCTGATGGCCGGTCGTCGCTTTGGGAAGACCTACCTGAGCATCACCCGCCTGCTCACCTGGGCGATGGCCACGCCAGGCGGGTTGTTCTACTACGTGACTGCCACCTACCGCATGGCGAAGCAGATCGCCTGGGTAGACCTGAAGCGGATGACGCCGCCCAACGCGCTCGCAGCCAAGAACGAGGGGGAGCTATCCATCGAGCTGATCAATGGCGCCAGGATCTTCCTCAAGGGTGCAGAAGACCCTGACCGCCTGCGTGGTGTCAGCCTCTCCGGCTGCGTGGTAGACGAAGCCGCCTACGTGCGCCAGGACGCCTGGACGATGGTGCTGCGCCCTGCCCTATCCGATCAACGGGGACCGGCCTGGTTCATAACCACCCCAGCCGGTGAGAACTGGTTCACCGATGCCCTCAAGGCAGCCGAAAGCGGCGAGGATCCTGAGGGCAGCGGGTTCCGCTTCACCACCGCCGATGGCGGCCGGGTTGCTGAATCGGAGATCGAGGCAGCCCGCCGCACCCTGGGCCCTGACTTGTTCGCGCAGGAGTACGGGGCCGAGATCATCGACCTCAAGGGTCGCGCCATTTTCCGCCGCGAGTGGTTCAGCTACTACGGGCCCGAGGATCTGCCAACCCGAGGCTTTCAGCGGATCCTGGCCAGCGTCGATGCCAACTTCAAAGAAGGCAAAAAGAACGACTACGTGGGCATCACCGTTTGGGGCTACCACAGCGGCAGGATGTACCTGCTAGGGGCCGCCAATCAAAAGATCGGCTTCGTGGATACCCTCGCCCTGATCCAAAGCCTCTGGGATCGGTGGCAGTTCGGTGAGCTGCTGGTCGAGGACCGCGCCAACGGCAGCGCCATCATCGACAAGCTCAAACGCGAAGCAGCCGGGTTCATCATCCGGGAGTGCAACCCCATCGGCGGCAAGACGGCCCGTGGCAATGCAGCAGCGCCAAGCTATGAGCAAGGCCTGATCCTTCACCCGAGGGAGACGCACAGCGCACCATGGCTGCGTGTCCTAGAGGAGCAGTTGCTATCGCTGGGGGTGCGAGAAGATGGGCACGATGACCTAGCGGATTCGGTGACTCAGGCGATCAATCACGTGGCAGGCACGGGCCCCATGCGGGTGACCACTGCTCACTACGGCCATGGCCTACCGCAGCAGCAACCGGAAGCCCCCACCCGGCGGCGATCCGCTATCCCCGGCTTCCGATGAACACCCACCAACCCACCCAGCCAATGAGCACCACACCCCGCGACCCGCACCTACCGCCGCCTGAAGTTGTCGATTGGCTGCTGGAGCAGGACTGGTCAGAGATGATCCCGATAACCTGCATTCAATACCAAGGATCCAGCCCTCACGGAATAACCAAAAGCAAGTTGTACGAATACCTGCAGGCTCACACTGGAAGGGGCGCGGATGAAGGTGGCCGCATCTTGCTTCCTGTCGAGGTGCTGGACGTTCTCCGCGAAGACCATGCCAGCAGAAAGGCTGCCCGGTTATGACCACCATCTCCCCGCCACAACCCACCGATACCCTCCCGGAGCTCCCCAAGCGCAAGCGACGGGAGCGCAAGGGTGCGCCGCTGGAGCAACCGGCTAAGGCTGGAGCGCCACCGCGCACTGAACTATCCGAGCGGCTGATTGTTGAGAACCAGGGGCTAGCCGAGGCAGCTGCTGCTAAGTGGTCCCGCCGCTGCTCCCGCCCCTTTGAAGACTTCATCGGCCCCGCCCTGGAGGGGCTGATCAACGGGTGCCGCCGCTATGACCCGCACAGGATCAACCCCGCCACAGAGCGCCCCTATGCGCTCTCAACCTGCGTGTGCATGTTCATCGAGGGGGCCATCAAACACCACATCCGTGACCATGGCTACGACGTGAAGATGCCATCAAAGTGGCGTGAGCACTACCCCCGTGTTCGCCGGATGCTGGCCGAGGGGCAGACGCTCGCCCAGGTTGTCGAGGCCCTGCCCTGTTTTACCGAGGAAGAGATCACCGAGATGCTTGGCGGCATGGTCGGCACGGTGGAGCTGGAGGAGGAGCTGACCCTCTTTAGCCAGCACCAGCCACAGGCCACCGAGGCAGCCCTTGTCCCCGCGCTCTATGCCCTCACCGATGCAGCCTTTGCCAACCTGCGCCCCGCTGATCGTGGCCTCCTAGAGCGCTGGGCTACTGATCCATTCAAGCGGGCCTACCCTTCCGGGCCGATGATTCAGTTCCACAACCTCCTGAAGGCGCAGCTGCGTGGACGCACGCTGGAGCAGTTCCGCCAGGGGCTCCTAGGTCTCAACGTTGCCACCATTGCCCCCGCACCCCGTGAGCGGCGCCCCCGCCAGCCCAGGCCCGCACCGGTCGAGGTGGTGCAGCCGTCCCTGTTCCAACGCCGCAAGCCCCATCCCAAGGCGGTGAAGCTGTAGGGCGGAAAGCTCCACTAGCAGGCAAAGAGTACGGGCGGCGGTGCATTCTGAACATCCTGGAACCGACCCGAAGCTGCCATCGTTCCGGCACCCGATCTTGCGGGAGTACGCCGAGGATCTGGAGCGAGCCTACGACGCCTGGTATTGCCTGAAGGGTGAGGCGACCAAGCGAAAGTATCTGCCGGCCGAACCAGCGGAACCGCCTAATGCCTATGAGGGCAGGCTGGGTCGTGCGGTGTTCGCCGACTTCTTCCGGGCTGGTATCGAAGCCTTCGCAGGGGTGCTATCGCGCAGCGACCTAGTGAACGCACCGCCGACCTTTGAGAAGGCGATGGACAACATTGACCTAGAGGGCAATAGCCTTAAGGCGTGGTGGCTCACCGTGGATGCCCTATGCCTTCGAGATGGTGGGGTGCCGGTCCTGGTGGAGATGCCCGATGGTCAACCCACCGATGGGGCCAGCGAGGCTGCACTGAAGCGGCGCCCATATCTAGTCAGCCGCACCCGTTCAACGTGCCTGAACTGGCGGACGGCCATCGTCAATTCGGTGGAGGTGGTGACCCGCTGCACGTTCCTGGAATGGGCTGAGGTTGATTCCCCCGACGGCGACTTTGGGGTGATCTATGAGGAGCGCTACCGGGTGATCGAGGCGGGGAAGTGGACGCTGTACAAGCTGACCAAGCAGGCAGACGGCAGGCTAACTATTGACGAGGTGAGCAATGGCCAATACCTGGACGCCAAACAGAAACCGCTGCCGATCTGCCCGGTAGTTTGGTATCCAGCCGAGAAGGCCGGGTTCGGCAAAGGTGGGCAGCCATTGCGGCAGGTGGTGGAGCACTGCTTCCAGCATTTTCGGAAGTCCAGCGATCTGGAAGAGAAGACTCATAAGTGCGCCATGCCGGTGCCGGTTGAGGAGGGTGGCATCCCAGTTGGGCCAGGCCAACCGGAAAGGCCATTGGTTATCGGTCCCAACAGCGTCATCCGGCTAGAAAAAGGTGGGAAGTTCTATTGGTCAGAACCCGAAGCCACATCTCTAGCCGAACAACGGGAACAGATCAAGGAAGTGGTTGAGCTGATCAATCAGCAGCTGCTGGGCTTCCTCAGCGGTGATAGCAAGATCACCAAGACGGCCACCCAGGCGCAGCTTGAGGGCGGCAGGACGCAGGTGAGCATCAAAGCGATGGGCGAGCGTAAGAAGTCCGTGATGCAGTCCATCCTGGCGATCTGGTGCCTCTATACCGGGGAGGAGCTACCTGTCGGGGCTGGCCTCACGATGGACGAGAACGCCTTTGTCCCGCCGCTTGATGCGCAGGGTGCCAAGGCGCTGATGGACCTAACCGGTGGCGAGCCGCTGATCAGCCAGGAGAGCGCCGTGGAGGAGCTGCAGCGCGGTGGGTTCAACCGGGCAACGAGCAGTGTGGAAGATGAGATGAAGCGGATCCGCAGGGAGCGGCCGACGCTGGGGGCGCCAACACCAGGGCGGAACGACACGACCACGCCGCTGGATATGAGCACACCGCTGGATGAGTCGCAGCCGGCGGCAGCCTGAGCGGAAAGCTAAGCCGTAACCACAGAGTCATCATGACTTCAGCGGAACAGCTTTACGAGGCGATCAGCGCAGCCATCTCCGAATCCCTGTGCAGCTTGTTTGAGGTGGTCGGTGTGCTGGAACTGGCCAAGCAGGAACTGGTGCTCGCCAGCTTTGATGACGATTCTGACGATGAGGAGGAAGGCGACTGGGTGGTGGGCGAGTGAAATACTCATTTATCAGCCTTGTCGTTGGCGGCTGCTGGGGATTGTTCCTTGCTAACGGAACCCGATTTGATTTTGCCTTATCGGGTGGAATGATTGTGGCCGGTATCGCTCTTTTGCTGTACTTCCCACGGCCGTAACCAATGGCCCAGGGCGACCGCATCATCAGCAGCGTAGACAGCTACGCCGCCATCCTCGATGAGCTGGAAGGGCGGATGGTGGAGAACACCGCTGCCATGCTCCGCACCGCCCTGGATCGCGTCCTAGGCGACCTGAAGCGGCACTACAACGCCTACCTGAACGCCGTGGGCCCCGAGGCACTAGACCCCGAGGGGAACCCGATCAGGGCCCCCGGTGCCTACAGCTCTGGCGAGGCCACCGCCAAGTATCAGGCGATCCTGCGGGATGCTCAGCAGTTCCTGCCGCCTGAGGAGATCGCAGCCTGGCAGCGGCGGTTCACCACCGATCTAGTCGAGGCCCTATCCGTTGGTGGTGAGGCGGCTGCAGCACTGCAGACCATCGTAACCGGTGCCACCGCTACCTATGCCGGTGCCAACCCGCTGGCGGTCCGTGCTGCCACGCAGGCGGCCACCGCCTTCATGCAGGGCGAAACGGCCCGGTTCCGTGATCAGATTGCGCAGATCGTCAGCGAGGGGGTAGCTCGCGGCTGGGGCTCCAGGCGGCTGGAACGGCAGATCCTCGGGGCGCTGGAGGGCACAACCGACCCCACGGGCAAGACGGCCCGCATGGGGCTCAGGCAGCGTGCTGAGGTGATCGCTCGCAGCGAGCTGGCTAATGCCTATGTGAAGGGGGCCATTGACCACAACCTCAAGGAGGGCTTCGCCTTCATCCGGTGGGTAGCAGCGACCGATGAGCGGGCCTGCAGGTGGTGTCTCAGTCGCCATGGGCAGATCTTCCCGGCAGATCAGGTGGTGATCCCTGCCCACCCGCAATGCCGCTGCACACCGGTTCCGGTGCCTGCTAATGAGGTGCTGGAAGAGGATGCGGTGATTCGTGACACCCTGCTCGATGGTGAGTTCTGGCGGGAGGAGCAGGCGGCAGGCGTGCGGGCACTGGCCAAGGCCGAGGGGATCAGTGAGGAGAAGGCGCGGGGGCTGCTACAGCGGGCTCTGACGACACCAACGGCCAGCGAGCGGTATCTGTTCCCCGATCGCAGGCGCAGCATTCCGCCCTCGGCGCCGTTAGATGCCCCGCAGGATGGGCGGACGTTCAGCGAGGCGATAGGGGAGCTGGCGGCTAGGAGGGCGGCGGCTAGGGGGTGATGGTTGACAATGTGGTTGACAAAGCGGGGCTCAGTGGTTGTCAAACCCGATGTGGAGCCACTGCCGGGGCTTGATCGTCAGCGGAGCGGGCCAGAAGCCGTGGCGGCGGAGGAGTTGGCAGTCCGACTTGTTAAACACTCCGTAGGAGCCCTCTTGCCATGAAACCTTGGCGCCCTGCAGCCGCAGTCTCCAGGCCTTTGGTGAGTTCAGTTGCACAAGCCGGAGCAGTGCCTGTGTCAGGCCTGAGGTGTCATACGCCCGGTGCGGTCGTAGACGGTGGCGCCGTTGGGGTAATGCTGGCGGAAGGCGGGGGTGTTGGCGTCAAGCATGGGGGTTGGGGGTGATGGGTGGGCTGGGGAGGGGTTGCCAGAGGATGGGCAGAAATTCGTAGTAAGTTAATTCCTCATCTGTATAAACCCAAAACTTATGTGGATTTGGTACGCCTGGCTTAAAAGTACTTGGCTCATAGCGAATAGATCGCATCCAGGCGATCTCTATATTATTCCCATCCCAGGCAAGAACTTTGCGCCCATCCCTCGGCGCCGTTTCAATCGGCTGCCAGGCGCTGCGCTGGTTCCAGGCAGCGATAGCGGCGGCTTGGGCTTCCCGTGTGGCTTTTTCTCGTAATTCCTTGTACTCCTCGTTACTCTGACCGACAACAGTAACCGGCGGATTTATAGCGTCGCCATTAGGGGCAACAGAAATTGACCTAAGCATGCTTGCGGGATAGTTCACCTGCTGATACTCAACAAACGGCCCTTGTGCTTCACATAAATCACAAGATACAAAAACCCCTCCTACCGAGTCGTCAATGCTGACTCTGGTGCTCCCGCAGAACGGGCAGGGCGGGAGGTTGGGGGTGGTGTCAGGCATTGGCGGGCTCCGAGCAATCCAACACTAGAACGCGGCGCAATTCCAGCCTATGCGGGCCATCCTGGTTGCACTGTCGAAGGTAGTTACGGCCCTCTCGGATTGCATCATTCAGTGTTAGCGCACTGCCTCCAGCCTGCTCGCAGTCTTCGCTATCGATGACCGAAAACTCATAACGGTCATCTAGCACCCCCTGTGCCGGCGAGGCCACGGGGCCATCGTGGCAGCCGCTGAACCCAGGATGCGCCAGGATCGCTTGAGCGTCTTCTAGATAGGTGTCGTACCTGCCATCCACTTCTACGAGGATCTGGGCCAACCGCTGGATGTTGTCTGCGTCGGGATCCCCAGGCGCAAAGGGGTCCACCCCCTCGGGCAAGCGCTTCAGGTTGGCCACGTCCACCGGCTGAGCGGCGGGCTGAGCAGCCGGGGCACGCCAGCGGGTGATGGCGGCGGCGACCATCTCTTGCAGTACTGGGAGAGGATCTTGAGGTGGCTCACGGAAGGTGTCACCCCAAAGCAATGCGCCATTGCTGCCCGGTACAAACCCAAACTCTTCGCACAACTCAACAACATCGGCGAGGCTTGGCCCTTCCACTTGGTCTGCGTCGCGCGCGTCTGACCGAAAACTAAGCGTGTAGGTTTCACCCGGTTTAAGGAAAAGTGAATTTGCCGTTAGCAATTTTTCACCATCTGTAACGTCTACAGAATAATCGCCGGGCATTGAGCGTCGGATCGTAACTTTAATGTCGTTCATTGTTGGTGGTGGCAAGTGGGTTGGTTACGTGGTGTCACTGCTGGTATTCAATAGCAACATACTCAGCGGCTTCGGAGTCGCTTTTGGTTACCGGAAGGCCATGAAGACCACTGTGTAATCTTCCACCTGGGGTGTATATGTGCCTCTCTTTGCAATAAAGCTGAAACGCACGGCTTCCTAGGATGATCTCAACAGGCTCAAGATCTCTTTGCTGAACCTCGGCGAGAAGCTTGTCAAGCCGCTCGCTGACCAACTTCCCAGATGACAACCTCTCGCCCTCGTCGGCGGTCTTCAGTAGCTTACGGGCGTGATCCATGGCCATGGCCAGCGGGTCATCCGCTGCTGGCTCTATCTCCCACCCGTCAACAGCATCGGCTAGCCGCTGCAGGGCGGCGCGAAAGTCGGGTTCAGGCATGGTCGGTCGGTGGTGGTGAAGAGGGTGCCGGAGGTACAACGGTCCCTGCGCAGAACAGGAAACCCTCCGGCCCGCCCATCATAAGCCATTGCGGTTTCCTAAGCCATTACGGCAAGCTAAGGAAACGCAACGGCCCCATGCCTCCTGATCTACGTGCGTTCCTGACCCTCCACGCCACCGTTGGCGCCAGGGATGAAGAGGCCACCCGCCAGGTACTGCGTGATGTGGCCCTGAGCCTGCCACAACGCACCGCCCACAAGGTGGTCTCGATGCTAGAGCGGTCCATTGGCGTGGGTGCGCGGGTCTGGCTGCAGAGGCTGGCCTGAACCATGGCTGAGCGCACATTCCAATGCCGCCGCAACGGCTCCTGCCGGGAATGGATTGAAGAGAGCGCCATCGAATGGCACGACGAGGCCGGAACCCGCCGCCCCTTTTGCAAGCCGGGCATGTGCCCGAACGGCAAGCGATCGGACACCTCTGAAGAGCTGCTAGCCCTCCAGCTTGATGCTCGCAGGCTCAGGGCAGAGGTGAGGGACGCCAAAGCATCGGCAGAGCGGGCCTTGGCTAAACTGGAGACGGTGCAGGATGCCCTGACCACGGCCCTGGAGATCAGGGACATTTTCGATCAGGGGACCATCGAGCTACCGGCGGATCCCGAGAGGGAGGAGGCGGCACCGATCCTGATGATCAGTGATATTCACTGCGGGATGGTGGTCAAGCCATCAGCGGTGAACGATCTTAACGAGTTCAACCCGGACATCTTTGACGACCGGCTAGATGCGGTGTTCCGCAATGCCCTCAAGATCATCGACGGCCAGCGCAACACCATGACCATCCGCGAGGGTGTGGTCTGGCTGGGTGGGGACATGATTGAAGGGGAGCTGCACAACGACGCAGTGCAGAACCAAACCCTGACCACTACTCAGCAGATCGTGCGGTGCCAGTTGGCCCTGGTGCGGGGCTTTGACTACCTGCTCGCCCATTCCGATCTGGAGCGGATCATGGTGCCCTGCAACGTGGGCAACCATGACCGGACCACCAAGAAGCAGCAGAGCAACGCCACTGAGAACAGCTTTGCTCATTTGATGTATCACAACCTCAGGAGGCACTACAGGGAGCAGCCGCGCCTGGTGTGGCAGATCGCTGATGCCGACTGCCTTTACCTAGATGTTTACGGCAAGCGGATCAGGTTCTTCCATGGCGATTCGGTGAGGTACAACGGAGGTGCTGCTGGTCCGCTGTGGAACGTGGACAAGCACGTAAAGAACCTGGATCAGAGCATTCCAGCTGATAACACATTCCACGGCCATTTTCATACGTTGAGCTTCGGCAGGGCCACCGGTAACGGCAGCCTTCCCGGTTGCGCCCCTTATGGCCACCGCCAGGGCTATAGGCCCGAGCGACCGCAGCAGGGTATGAGGTTCCTGCACAGCCGCTTGGGGTTCGTTGGTTCATTCCCGGTCTTCACCGAGTAACACGTGTCCTATCGGATTGAAGGATCTCAGCTTGTTTCCAAACGTGTCACAAAAAACAGCTTCAGACGGGAGATCATCGATTCATGGGATGGTGCCTGCGCCTACTGCGGGTGCGAGCCAGAGAAGATCACGCTTGACCACGTGATCCCCAAGGTGAAGGGGGGCATGACGGTGCGATCGAACCTTGTGCCGGCATGTGCTGGCTGCAACGTCAGCAAAAACCACTGTGATGTGTGGGCCTGGTATCACGCGCAGCCGTTCCACACTGCCGCGAGGGAGGAGCGGATCAGGAGCTGGCTGGCCCCTGATTGATCACTTCGCCTTCATGCCGCCCTTGGCAGGCTTGGGCTTCTTCGGCATGGCCTGCTTTTTGCCCTTGCCAGCCTTGCCCACTGCCATGCCCTTGCCTGCTTTGTCGTTGTACACGGGGTCACCGCTGACTGCCTGAGGTTTCCTGGAAACCTGGGCTAGATCGTGCGACGCCATGACCATCCCCGTCCTTAACAGCCTGTGGCGGATCACCCCAAGGGATGACCGTGAGCTGATTCGGAGTTATGCGGGCTGGCCCTTGTCGGTGACCAACCTCACCGAACTAACGACGATCCTTAACCGGGTGGCGATCACCTCCACTGCTGCCGTAACCCAGGTGCAACAATGGATCGACGAGGTCGAGAACCTGGAAGCGGACTACGCGGAGAAGGTGGAGATCGGGACGGCGCACCTCGGCAATGCGGCGAGCTACGAAGGCCCAACCCCTGGAGAGACCCTGAGCCGCGACGACCTGAAGAAGAAGGCCGACGTATTGGAATGGGATACCAGCCTGTTGCGGGTGAAGTACGAGAGCGGCGGCGCTGGTGGGACGGCCGGCGCCGTGCTCGGCGGACGTATGGCCGACTTAAAAGGGCGGATCTTCCAGACGCTGGGGATCCAACCGGTCAGCGGCAGCGGCAGCGGAATGGCAACGCTGGTTCGTAGCTGATGGCCACCGACTTCGCCGAATACGCGAACCTGCGGATGGTGTGGGCACCGCCGGGGACGATCACGAACTTCCGTGCTGGGGTGCCTGCTGCTGGCCCTGCGGTGGTGGTCGAGGCGTTCGCCAAGCCCCAGGGCAGGAGCGAGCAGGATCTACCGGGGGTGAAGGCTGGGTCGCTGATGCTCGAAGGGTTTATCACCCGCTGGGCGCTGCTGGGCTCCGCAAGCTGGCTGGCGGCCGGTACTTCCCTCGCGTGGGATGAGACGGGCTACAGGCCCGCTGGGATGCTGCCAGGGGCCACAGGGCAGGCGGTGCTCACCGACCTCACCGTGCTGCCCACACTGGCCGATGGTGCCGAACAGGGGCAGCTGCGAATCCTGGAGTTCCCGTTCGGAGTCGGCGGGATCGGCAGCGAGCTACGTGAGGCACTGGGGGACAAGTTCAAGGCCGCCCTGTTCACTGCGATCTGAACCATGAGCATCCGAGTAGAAACCACGGTCACCGGCCCCGGCCCTGGGGAGATGAACCAGATGCTGCAGGAGATCAGTCGCAGCACGCTGGTTGAGTTGTTCGGTCGCTATCAAGCATCGTTCAACCCCTCGGCGTGGAACTGGCCACGGGAGACGAAGCGCCGCGTGGGCACGGTCGGGAGCCCGCGCAACATTGTGGACATCGGCACCCTGCGGCAAAGCGGCACCTACTCCTTCGCGGATCCCTACACGATGGAGGCCCGCTGGAGCGCCAGCTACGCCACCGCCGTGCATGAAGGCGCCCGCCTGCGCAATGGCACAATCCTCCCGGCCAGGCCCTGGACTGATGCGGTCAGGGGCACGGTGAAGGTATCGGGGATCCCGGTGTTCCCGCTTGGCAAAAAGCTGCAGCAACGCATCCAGATGGCGGTGGCGGGGTCTTAGGTCGGTTGGGCAGGATTTACCGCCGTTGGCAGGAATTGAGTTGACGCCGGCAGCCAGTACGTGAAAGGCAAGTCCAGCTTCAAGGCCGATGTCGGCTTTAATTCCCAGATCAATAGCACCCGGCCGCAGTGCCTGAACTCCTTAGCCAGGTAGCAGTAGTGTTCATCAAAGCTGCTAGTCCCATCGTATGCCGTGATAACCAGGCAGTCGGCATCCTCCGGCAGCCGCTTGCTCACCGGGATGGGCTTCGGCGCTGGTGCAGGGCGGCCCCAGCGGGCGAGGGCGGCGCGGGTATCGGCAATCCGAGCAGTCCTGGCCTTGGCTCCATCAAAATCGGGAGAACCAAACGCCGATTCACTCTCCATTCGCGCTCTGTGCCGATCGGCCAGGAAGCTCGCGAGTTCCTGATCACTCGGCCCCTCCCCCTCCGGCTCGTCCAGGGCGGCGCGAGCGCGGGTGATGGCGTTCATTGCTTCAGAGCTGTAATAATTTCCCTGAGTTTCGGGACAACAATCACCGTCAAGGCCCGCTATCAGCTCAGCACACAAGGCGCGGAAGTCGGTCATGGTCGGTTGGTGGTGTGAGTTAGAGGGTGGTGGCTGGGTTTTGACTTCAGTAATCCTCGTCAGCCTCAAGAGGAACACATTTAAACGGGAATAGGTGCGTTTCGTCCGCCACTAAACAGCGCACCCAAGATTTTCTATTTGGATCCCAGGTAAAGCCGCATTGCTTGGCAATATCTTTTTGCATGTATGGAATTTTTGCAGCATACAAACATGACTCCCCTTGTTGATAATCAATATCTTCGGCATCCATTGCCTTAAAGGCAAAGTCAGGGTTTCTAGTTTCAGTATCAAAAAGAGCTGAGTAAATACTTCTTGCCCCAGGGTCGGATTCGTACAACCCTTCAGACCATTTCGCGGGATCGTACCAACGCAGTCCTAAAAGCGGTAACGTTACACTGCTTGTCGCAACTACTTCCCGTGTTAACATTTCTCGAAAAAATGGACACAGCACGTAATCAGAAGCTTTTACGAAAGCACGAATTGCGTTGAATGTCACGTCTAAAAAATCATTGCTACGCACTTCTTTAAAATCTTCTTGCGTTAATAATGTTTCAAGTTGAAGAAGCTCTCCACCTCCTCCGGGTTTCCATAATGCCATTGAAACAAGCAATACTCTTAAAGGGCCAGATCCTATATTGAGAATCAAGCCAGTGCCGGTTTCGTCGTTACGCTTGCTCATCAGTCTGTCGGTTGTGGTGAATGGGTGCCGGGTGGGACGCCCCCTGTAGTGCAAGCCGCAAGGGCCACCCGGCCCCCACATCATAAGCCATTGCGCTTCCCTAAGC